GCTGCTGCTCAAGGTATTGACATTCTGAATCTGGTCAAGACCCAAGAACAACAGAACACGGAGATGCAGCAGATGCAACGTCAGCAAGCACTCCAATCCTTGACGGATCAGGCCGGACAGTTTGCCGGTAGCCCGTTGATGGATCCAACAAAGAACCCTCAAGCATTAGATGGCATCACCCAGACGCTCCAAAACATCACAGGCGGTGGAGGAGGAGTACTCCCAACAGGACAACAGCCTCCAGCTCAACCAGGAACAAGAGGAGTCCCTGGAGCTTAATCCAGAGGACTATGAGGTTCCTATTGAACTGAGTACCCGTAACAAGTACGCAGGCAAACCCAAGGTTCGAGCAAACAAGTCTCGTCCTTTGGTGGGTAGCCATGGTCCTAAAGTTCACACCCCAACCTTTGGCGTCGTTCGCGGCGTCTACAACTGATGCAAGAAACCACTTTCGATTCAACTGACGATCTTGATGCAAAGGAGGCCCAACGGGCTGAAGAGGCTCGTCTCCTTGATGTTGGCGAAAAGCTAATCGAGCAAGAACAGGAACGTGAGCAGCGCAAGTATGACCAGGCCCGAGAGGATGCTGAGTCAGAACTGCGCTATGCTGGTAAGTTCAAGTCTGCTGAGGATCTTGAGAAGGCCTACAAAGAGCTGGAAAAGAAACTCGGACAGAAGGAACCTGAGCCCGCTGAGGATGCTGAGGTAGAGGAAGAAGAAGCCTCTGAGCAGGAAGAGGAAGCCACAACCGAAGAGGAGCCGGAGATCTCGGAAGAGGCCCAGTTCCTCAAGGAGGCATCCGAGGAGTACTACTCCAACAACAACCAGCTCAAGCCTGAGACCCTTAAGCGGCTCAAGGAACTGCCCTCCGAAAAACTTGTGGAGGCGTATCTCAATAGCATTAAGGATGCTCCAGCAGCTCCTCCTCAGGTGCTTACGGATGCTGATGCCCAGTCCATCATCAATTCTGTTGGTGGCAACGAGGCATACAACCAAACCCTTGCTTGGGCAGCAGACAATCTTTCTCCTACCGAAGTTGCTGCGTATGACAACGTAGTCAACAGCGGAAACAAGGATGCGATCTTCTTTGCTGTTCAGGCACTTAACCAACGATACAAGGACTCCGTGGGCTTTGAAGGACAACAGGTCTCTGGAAAGAACGTTCGTAATTCTGTCAAGGGATTCCGTTCTCAGGCCGAACTAGCTCAGGCCATTAGTGATCCGAGGTATCGCAACGATCCAGCATACCGTATGGATGTTGAAGATCGTCTGGCTGCTTCTGGAGATCTGCTCTGATCTAGTGCCCGCGTCCGTGGCTTTGTAACGGCGAATGTACACCGGATGGATTCCCGGTGGATGGTGAACCGTCCCGCTGCCTTTCGGCGCGGACAACCAAATAGAGCCTACACCTCTGGCTGTCCCTGAGGCATTTGTTTACGTGTAGGCCATCAAATTAAACAACACCCCCTAAGCCTATCCATTGGAAGCTCAAACCTGGGGGTCGCTAGGTCGATAGCCCAATGTAGAGGCAGCCAGGACAACTGGAACTCAGTGCTGGTGCAAATCCAGCTCGACCTTTTGAGGATGGGACAACCTCTTTAAAAACCCAGTTCGAACTGGAGTATTGGCCCTCTGCGGAGGATACCCAATACAACGGACGTATTACCCAAAAACTGAATACCTCAAATCCGGATAAAACTCAAGTACTTGAAAACGTGATAAACCTACTTTCTTAAAAGACAATGACTGCAACGCTTACTCAACTCGGTCAGTCTAACAAGGCTGGCGACACTAAAGCTCTGTTTCTGAAGCTCTTCACCGGTGAGGTGTATGAAGCTTTCCGTAACGCTACCATTGCCAAGGGTCTGGTTCAGAACCGTACCCTCCGTAACGGCAAGGAAGCTCAATTCATCCACACCGGTCGCATTTCGGCTGGTTACCACACTCCTGGCACCGCCATCCTCGGTTCGGGCAACCCGCCTGTGGCTGAGACCACCATCGCAATGGACGACCTGCTGGTTGCCTCTGCGTTCGTTTATGACCTGAACGAGACCCTGGCCCAGTATGACATCCGTGGTCCTATCGCTCGTCAGATCGGTCAGAGCCTGGCTGAGTTCTATGATCGTCGGATCTTCCGCGTTCTGGATCGTGCTTCGGGACTGTCTGCTGCTGTGACCGGCGAGCCTGGTGGTTTCCGTGTGAACCTGGGTGCCAACAAGGAGTATGATGCTCAGGCCCTCGTGGACGGTTTCTTTGAAGCCGCTGCCCGCCTGGACGAGATCGCTGCTCCTAAGGATGGTCGTGTGGCCGTTCTGAGCCCCCGTCAGTACTACGCCCTGATCAGCCAGGTTGACACCAACATCCTGAACCGTGAGTACGGCAACACCCAGGGTAACCTGAACAGCGGCGAAGGTCTCTATGAGATCGCCGGCATCAAGATCTACAAGTCGAACAACATCCCGTTCCTCGGCAAGTATGGCTCGCCCAGCGGTGCCAACATTGATGCTGCTGCCGTTACCGGTGAGAACAACAACTACGGCATTGCTACCGACTTCACCAATGCCTGCGGCCTGATCTTCCATCGTGATGCTGCTGGTGTGGTTGAAGCCATCGGTCCTTCGGTTCAGACCACTGGTGCTGATACCAAGGTCATCTACCAGGGTGATGTGATCGTGGGCCGTCTGGCCTATGGTGCTGGCCCTGTCCGGGTGTCCTGTGCCGGTGCTTTCCGCAACGTTAACTGATAGACACTTCTATCCGTTATCATTTGGGGCTGCCTTATTGGTGGCCCCTTTTTTATTATCTTTAGTCGTCCCTGACTCTCGTCCAATGACATTCGCAACCACGCAGCTTGAAGCTGTTAATCAAATGCTGACTGGCATCGGACAGGCTCCGGTGACTTCACTCGACACGTTCAATCCAGAGGTGGCCTCAGCACTTAGCATCCTGGATGATGCCAACCGCTCTGTTCAAGGAGAAGGGTGGAACTTCAACACCGAATACAAGTACCCCTTCGTGTCTGATGCAAGCGGCATCATTGCTGTTCCGACAAACGTTCTTCAGATTGCGGACAACAAGATTGCTAACGTACAGAAATACCAGACCGTATTGCGGAATGGCCAGCTCTACGACAAGATTAAACACACCTTTACCTTTCCGGTCAACACCACGATCTATTGTGATGTGATCTGGGCCTTTGACTTTGAAGATCTTCCACAGGTGTTCAAGGACTACATCGTGATCAAGGCGACCCGCATCTTCTATGATCGAGTGGCTGGGGACATCGATGCTGTGAAGTTCCGGATCTTTGAATCAGATGAAGGCATGGCTCGTGCCAACTGTTTGTCCTACGATACCCAGACCTCCGAAGCCAACGTGTTTGGTATTGAAACAGGACAGAACTACTACATCTCCTACACTCCTTACCGGGCACTGGCACGCTGATGGCTACTATTTCTCAGAAAATTCCCAACCTGATTGGTGGGGTATCTCAGCAAGCAGATGCGTTTAAGTTGGCTGGTCAGCTAAGATCCTGTACCAACTACTTTCCAGACCCTGCCTTTGGTCTGATTAAGCGTCCTGGTTTGAAGGCCATTGGAGGACTGAGTGGAGCTGGTGGTGGGGCGGCGTGGTTCTTTGCCACCAGAGATGATCAAGAACGCTACATCATCCAGTTTGCTTCCAACGGTGTGCCAAAGATCTGGGATGCTGATTCTGGGGTAGCCAAGACCATTAACACTCCAGCAGCATCAGCAACCACCTACGCAACCTATACCAGCCCAACCGACCTGGAGCTGCTCCAGATCAATGACTACTACTTTGTGTTGAACAAGAAGGTGGTCACCAAGATGGCCACTGGTAATGGTACTTCAAGTGCTGCCAAGGTTAACTACGCCTTCGTGAATGTTAACACGGTTGGCGGGGACATGAAGTATTCCGTCGTTCTTAACACTACTGAATACTCATTTACTACGGCTAATAATCACGGTGGTTTGAGTACCATCCTTAATGGATTGGCTGGCAACAACCTTGGCATCAATGCAGCAGGTAGTAATTTTGCTGCAACAGCAATCGGCAACTCCATTTACATCACAAAAAATGATGGAGCTGCCTTTGACATCAAGGCAACTGGAGGACCATCAGGATCCGCGTTGGAGGCCTACAGAGATGAAGTTCCATCGATCACGGTTCTACCAAAGCAGTTCAGAAATGGCGCCATCCTAAAGGTTTCTGGTGACAAGACTGTCAA